AAATGATGACAAACAAGATTTGACTACTGACGCAGGAATTAAAGTTTCTGAAGCAATTTATAAATTTGTTGATGAATCTATTATTAGACCAAATTCAGCACAAAGACCAATGTGGGCTAGTAATCCTTATTTTGCTTTAGTATGGCAGCTTAAAGGTTTCTTTTATGCCTATGGTAAAACTATAATTGGTGGACAGGCTAGAGAAATACACAATCGTTATGTAGAATCTGGTGCAGGAGCTGCAGCTCTGCCGTTAACTATGATGGCAGTAACTATTATCCCACTTACAATGTTAGGTTTAGAAGTACGAGAATATATTAAATTGTTTTTTGGGACAGTGCTTCCTGGTTCAGAAGCTTTTGGTGAAAAAGAATATTTAAAAACTAATAACATGCCTATGGATGAATACATACGTGAAATATTTGATAGGAGTGGTGTTGCGGGTCCATTCGGATTATTATTACCTTTAGTACCAGGTTTTTCATTTGGGGGACCATATGAAAAAGGGGCAAGTATATTAGGTCCAACTTCAGATAAAATCTTCGATATATTTAAATATGGTCCGGTAGATAGTAGGTTTTGGAAAGAACAAGTTCCAGTATATGGGCAAGTTTGGTAAATTAATTAGGAAAAAGATATGGCATATTCAGAAACAATAAAACTAGTAACTGGGGATACTTTTCCAGAACTTAATTTTTCTTTAAAGGACAGTAATGCTGCTGCATCTGGTTACGCGTTAGACGACGAAGATTCAACTTCTTGGGCTCCTGTACCAATTACAAATGGAGCTGTAAAACTTAGAGTAAGAGAGATAGGTTCTACTACCATAACTGAAACAATAACTTGTAGCATAACAAGTGGTAGCGGCGGTACTTGTGCTGCTGTATTTAGTGCGGCAGCTTTTCCTGCTGCTGGAACTTATGAAGGCGAGATTGAGTTTACAAACTCCGCGGGTAAAGTACAAACAGTACAAGATTTTATTAAATTTATAGTAAGGGAGGATTTTGACTAATGGCTAAAAGAGGTTTATACGCAAATATACATGCAAAAAGAAAGAGGGGCGAGAAAATGAAGAAAAAAGGTGCTAAAGGTGCACCTACAGATAGCGCTTTTAAAGAAGCTGCTAAAACAGCTAAACCCGCGAAAAAGAAATCAACAAAGAAAAAGAAAAAATAATGGCTAAAGGGATAAAACACTACAAACGAGACGGCACTGAATATAAAGGGGGCTCGCATAAAATGCCTAATGGAGATGTGCATTCAGGTAAAGCACATACTAAAACCAGTCAAAAATTATTTCATTTTAAAAATTTAAGTAAAAAAGCAAAATTAAAAGCTAAAAAATAATGGCGGAAAGAAAGAGACAGAAACCAATACGTAAGACTACGGGTAAAGGAGGTAACTACAGGTCTACTAAGTCTGGTGCGGGGATGACTAAAAAAGGAGTAGCTGCTCATCGTAGAGCTAATCCTGGATCAAAATTAAAAACCGCGGTAACAGGTAAAGTTAAAAAAGGTAGCAAAGCAGCTAAAAGACGTAAGTCTTATTGCGCTAGGTCTGCTGGGCAGCTTAAAAGAAGTTCTGCAAAAACTAGGAACGATCCTAATTCTAGGATAAGACAAGCCCGTAGAAGGTGGAAGTGCTAAATGGCTTTTAAGGCTGTAGTATCGTATAAAAAATTAGAGGTAGTAGTTGATGTATCCGCTACTAGTTCTCTTGTAGGTTATTCTTATTTACAAATAATCCCTACTTATTTAAATTTAAATACAATTACAAGTTATTTAAATCTTACTGCAGCGGATATTCTTATAGACTCCTATAGTATTAACCAGTGGTGGCTAGCCGATAATGATTTATTCGATGCGGGCTCAGATAACTACAGGGCTAGATTTGTGCTTAGTGAATCTTCAGCTTTAAATACTGGTAAAGTTATTGCAGAAGCTTTTCAAATAACTACCGTAACTACATTAAATATTGCTAAAGGTTTTTCTGAAGCCCCAAGCGTATCTGATACAGAAGTATTAACCGTGGGCAAAGCATTAACAGACGCCACATCAATTGCAGAAGCTCATGCATTGTCAGTGGGTAGACCAGTAACAGATTCTTTCTCTGTTGCAGATAACGAAACAATAGGCTTGGGTAAAAAACCTTCAGATTCTTTTTCTGTTCCAGATGCAGAAACACTTAATTTTGGTAAAAATCCTTCCGATACATCTACACTGTCAGAATCTCTGGCGCGTGCAGTACAGTATATAAGGACAATATCGGATGCTTATGCGCTAGACGACTCAGCTAGTGCATCAGATGACCTTAGTACTTCTACAGGTCTAAATAAAAATAATGTTGTAAGTATGTCGGAATCGTTAGCTTTAGCTATGGATTTTGTAGATGCACTAGCAGATTCTTTTTCAATGTCAGAGAGTTCAACTGCTGCGGTAGGCAAGGCTCTTGCTGAAACAACCTCAGTATCAGAATCTTTGGCAAAAAGTTTTAGCACGTCCTTTGCAGATAGTGCTACGATTTCTGAGTCAATATTGGTAGAATTAATAGTAGGCAGAGGTGCCAGACTTAATCAGTCTGGATTTAACGTCTTTACCTTAAATTCTTAATTATAATTAAAGAGGAAAAATAATGTCAAATGTAAACGAACAACTAAGTATGACAGGTCATTTGCAAATTGAGCTTAACGGCGAACTTGTAAGAGACGTGGATAATTTAGTAGTTACTGCAGGCAAAGGTTTTGTTGCAGCTAGGATGATTGGTACCAGTGCTGGTGTCATGAGTCATATGGAAGTTGGAACAGGAACTACTAACCCAGCAGCAAATAATACAGCTCTAGAATCAGTAGTCAGTAGTAGTAGAACAGCGTTCACTACTAGTGCAGCTGTATCAGGTGCGGTAGTTACTTATGTAACTGCTTTCGGAGCAGGTGTTGGTACTGGTGCTTTAACAGAAGCTGGTATTTTTAATGCTAGTTCTGGTGGTACTATGTTATGTAGAACAGAGTTTGATGTAGTCAATAAAGGCTCAGCAGACACTATGACAATAACTTGGACAGTAACTGTTAGTTAATAGTTGGAGTAAAGTATGAGCGTTTTATATACAAATAACGCCAAAACTACTCTTTCTGCAGATTTAAGCAACAGTGCTACGTCTTTAGGTGTAGCAAGTAGTTCTGGATTCCCTAGCTTAAGTGGAAGCCATTACTTCTATGCTACGCTAGATGACAACACAAACCTTGAAGTAGTCAAAGTTACGGCTGTTTCTGGTACAACTTGGACAATAGTTAGGGCTCAAGATAACACAACAGCTAGGGCCTATGGTTCTGGAGATACTGTTGAGTTACGACTTAATGCTGCATTATTAACTGATGTAGTTAACGACGCTCTTGCGTCTTCTTTTACTCGCCAAGAATTTACTGGTAATGGTTCTACTACGGCTTACACTTTAAATAAAACACCAAACAGTGAGAATGACTTACTTGTATTTATAGAAGGTGTTTTTCAAACACAAAGTGTTTATAGTCTTAGTGGTACTACTTTAACTTTCTCTACAGCTCCTGCTAACACTAGAAAAATAATTGTTTATCATGTTAGCGCTTCTGTATCAGGTGACAGTCTAGCTTTAAATACTTTCTCTGGTAACGGCAGTACTACAGCATTTACTATGTCTGTAGACCCTTTGTATGAAAATAACACTATGGTATTTATTGATGGTGTTTACCAAAATAAATCTACCTATGCTACCTCTGGAACAACACTTACATTTGACACAGCTCCAGCTAACGGTACATCTATAGATGTTACTACACATACACAACAGACTGTAAATGTTCCTGTAGACGGGTCGGTAAGCACTGCAAAAGTAGCAGATGATGCGGTTACACTTGCGAAGATGGCAGCTAACTCTGTAGATAGCGATCAATATGTAGATGCTTCTATAGACACAGCACATATAAAAGATGCACAAGTAACTACAGCAAAGCTTGCAGCTGACGCTGTAACAGCCGCAAAACTTGCGGACAATG